ATGAAAAATCAACACTAACATAACGTTTATCATAATCAGATTTAGTATTATCATCATTAATTAAAGCTTGAAACTCTTCTCCAAGAGGAGTAAGAATAGTTCTTGAATTATAATCATTTTTTAATGCCGCATAAAAAGATTTTAATTTTTGCTGTTTAATGCGGCCCAGGTTATTTCCACCCATATAATCAATTCTAGTTTGAAGCGTTTTTAAAGACATTCTTCGCTCCTAACTATTAAACTGTTTTTCAATATTTTGAGTTAAAGAACAACATTCAAAAATAATGCGGCGGAATCATTGAAATTCAATTTCTTCTCCTTGAGCTTTTAAACCTTCTAATTTAGCCAATAATTCAAATATTTTAATATCTTCTGGAAATAGATTGGATAATCCCGCAATTTCAAGTATAATTGTATCCAGAGGTTTTAGCCAATCTTCTCCTTCTTCATTCGCTGGCAGAAGATGAAATATTTGATTTTTTAACCTATTAAGATTAAAAGCTATTACTGAATTATCTACTTCACTATTATATATGGTCATCATTATTTTACCTCCATAATAGTGTCAAAAGTAGTCTTATATTGCCCCTCATTATCTAAAGTGCGGCGACAATAAAGTCGCTGAAGATGAAAGCCATGTCGTTCATAATCTTGTTTCATGGCAATTAATTGTTTCATATGAGAAGCTTGAGAAGTAAATTTAAAATCACTACCACTATATTTTTGACGTATATTATCTATAGTTGCAAGCTGATAACCAATTCATTCTGCAATCATATATTGACGAATAATCATCATTTCTTCATTTGTTAAATCAACAACAAAGGAACGATTTTGTAGGTCGATATTATGCAATTGCGGCTGTTTAGGAAATTCAAAAGACGGTAGCGCCGCAATTAGAATTTCATCTAATATAGCTTTAGTGTCATCTTCTGTTAGTTCCATATACATGTCATCAGTTATACCCGCAAGAAAAAAATCTTCCATCGTATCAAAGGATGTAGCCATTTAAACCTCCTTTGGTATAAATTTTATTCCGATGCACGACGTTGATTTTGTGATGCACCTGTATTAGAAACAACTCGACGAGTACCACGAGAAGGAGTCTCTTCTTTTGGATTCTCTAATTCTACATCCAATTTAATCATATTACCAACATCGCGACCAGTAAATTCTTGAATTGCAGCTAGTTTGTTATTGTCAGGTATCCGCAACTCAATAGCTCTATCAATAATAAGCTGTTTAATACCTTCTGGGCCAAACTCTAAAGCATCCTTTAAAGCGTCTAGTGATCCAGTTTGAAGAACTTCATCAACTTCTTTTTGAGTCCATGAATACTCATGGTCAAATACGTCTGTTGAAATATTAAATTCTTGTGCAAGTTCTCTATCTTTAATACCTAAATAATCTTCAATTAATACTCTACCGCCCTTAGTACCATATAAAGATCTAAGTTCACCAGCGGTAATATCTTTACGTAATTGTTGACCAGAAAAACGTCTAACATTATTAGTTTCAGGTATGATATAAGAAACAGTACTTGCTGTTAGATTTTGAACTGGGATAAGTTTGTCGTCTCTAATCATTATTTTCTCCTTGTATCTCTTGGAAAGCGGGGCAACTATCAATATAATAGTTGCCCCAGCAATCATGTTAATTTAAATTAACTTAGCGAGTTTGGCTAAGTGAAGAGTTAGTATAAGCACCAATAAAGTGTTTGCCCTCAAGCTGAGCAATAGTGCCAACGCCAACCTTTACATAAGTTTGAAGATCTGTGCTCCAGTCATCATTGTCCTCAACGGAACGAGTTTGAGCTTGACCCTCAAAGACAATCTTAATAGGCTTTTCAGTTCCTGTGGGAATCATATAAGCAATTTGAGGATTAACTACCTTGGTTTTATTATCAATATCAGTAAAAGACTGAGCTAGAACAACTACATTGTGACCCTTATAGTTACCGAGCCAACCATTATCCCATAGACGGTTCTTCATATCGCCACTCATACGAGCGTCACTAGGAACCATCTTATTAGCAAATTCTTGGGTGCAATAAATAGTGGCCTTGCCATAAGTATCAATTGCAGCAAGTAGATCATCAAAGTCATCCTCTATAAAGCCATTACCAGTAGCCTTATTCTTAGCAGGTAGAGCTGCAGCTAGAGCCGCGAGTTCATCCATAATTGTCTTATAAATATACTCGTCAATGCCCTCCATGATTAGAGTTGTAAACTCAGAGAACTCCCAACGACCATCAAGGAATTCTTCAAAGCCAATACGAGCAGCACCAGCGATGGCACTTGTCTGGACCTCTAATTCCTTACCGTCAAGCATGAAGGTTTCATAACGACCAGCAAGACCGGCACGAGTAACAAAAGTCTTAGCACGACGCTTAGAAGCATCGGTTACCTTTAGACGGAAAACTGCACGGTCACCTTGCGGAATTGTCTTAACTTCAGCAAACTGAGCATATTGAGCTTCAACACGAGGAGGAAGAACCTCAGTAATTGTCTCTTCAATTAGCTCGAAAATAGTATTTTCATTCTTCTTAAATGTGCGATAGCTGCAACCCTTGCCTTCGACATAGCCGCAAAGATCACGGAATTCCTTAGCAACTGCCTTGGATAGTTCTGCAGAAGTAAATTTTTCTTCGCCGCAAGAATAAGCGACAGGAGCGTTCTTTTCAGCACCGAATGCAGCAACGCAAAGTTTCTTTAGATCACTAAATTCCATGTTTTCTCTCCTCTCACAAATTATTGGGCATCAGCAATAATACGAATTTTTACAGCTGGAGTAATAGCATCAGGAAGCGTATACTCCTTAATAACCTCAGCGAAAGCAGTCTTACCAGTTGGAACTGTACTAGAAAGTAGACCTTGAGCATTAGGATAAAGCTTAGCTCCAACAGCATAAGAAGCTGCATCTGCTAATGTATTTGTAGTATAAATATCGCCAGGCTGGACGGCAAAAATACGAGGAACTAATTTACCATCAGTAAAATCAGCGGCCTTCATAGAATAATCACGATGTGACTGCTTGCGCTCATCATAAAGTTTTTCTTCATTAAAGACCATGTACCAAGGACCATCAGTAGCATTATCCATATTTAGATTGCCATCAACAGCGTCATATTTAACATACATGCCATTCTCTAGTTCAGTAATAGTGCTAACAGCTTCATACTGAGCATAGACTTGACCATTACGGGGTGCGGACAGATGGTTAGGTTCAACAACACCTTTCTTACCGGCATCAGCATTTGCTGTTTTACCATCTGCGCTCTTACGATAAATCGCAATAGACATATTTCCTGTCCTCCTTCTAAAAATTATAATTAGTTATTCTTGGCATCACGAAGTGCCTGTAGCACAGGAGACACTACAGTTGTGTCTACTGCGGCATCTAGTGAAAAAGTTGTAATGGGGTCTGTATCGATTTCTTCGACTTCAGCCTTTTTACCATCAACTTCACTAAAATCAACATTTTCTTTAACAAATGCTAAAGCAAGCTTGGATTCAATTTCTTCAATAGTATATTCATTTTTATGATCAGAAATTTCTTTACGAGCTTCATCACTTAGCATATGATATTTAGCAATAAGTGCATCCTTTTGCTGATTTTCAATCCCTAGTTTAAATTCACGCAGAGATTCAAGCTCAGCCTTTGTAGCTTCAAGTTCAGCTTTTACTGCTTCAAACTGACTTTCAATCTCTTCTAGGGCATGATTCTGACGAGGTTTCTTCTCACCAGTTTCGTCGTCATCTGCGGCCTGCTCTTCATCGTCAGACTCTTCTTCCTCGCCAGATTCTTCATCATCTTTATCATCATCATCCGCAAAGGAAGTTGGAACGACATCGTCAGCATTGGATTCTGCTTGGAACTCAGTTTCCTCTACTTCAACTTCTTCTGTAGTTTCTTCCTGAACTTCTAGAGCAGTTTGATCCATATCTGACCCTCCTTCGTTATATTGTAAAGCATCTTTTAATTCATTCATCATAGTAAACAATGTATTCATAAATTCATCTTTTACAGTAAAATCTTTACTTACTTGTTTGTCAGTAACAGCCGCACCTTCAAAACAAGGTTCAACGTCAGAACCTAAAATACATAGTTTACTAAAAGTTGCATCATTAATAATAAAAAATTCAACACCAGATTTTGTATTTGTAGCCCAATGTCCATCTAATGATGCTTCGTCTAATTCCATTGATTGCGGCAAACCCTCATCAATAGCTTTCTGCACTTCAGGATATTGTCCTGTTCAAAGGTATCCCGTAGTCATTAGATATTTACGAGTAGTTTCATTACCAAATTCATCTGTGTCAACAAAATCTTTAAACCAGACTTTTGCATCAGGGGCAACGAAACCATAAGGTTGAGTCTTACAAGAGAACTTTATTTCTCCATCTTCAATTGTGACAACATGTCCATGATCACCAAAATCATCTTTGTTTTCAATAAAAGCTGCAACGATTGGTGTGCCGGGGAGAGAATTCGCCATGTCTTTAGCAACATCCTCCGTGATGTAAGAACCGTTGCGGTTCTCTCCCACGTATAGGACTTTAATTTCACACTGAGAGATTAAAGGATTATAAGGTTCAATGTTAAGAAACTCAGGTGCCGCAATTGTAGCAACTGATTGATTTTTTAACATATCACTCACTCTCATTTTTAGCCAGAAGCCTCAATATTACGGAGAGTCTTTTCAGACTTTTCGTCATCTGGCTTTTCTGGTCTCCCGCCCTGTGATTTTTCTGACTGGGCGTTGTCATCTTTCTTTTCTGTTGTTTTATTTCTACCTGAATCGGGTGCCTTAGTTCCGCTCATTGTAGAAGACATTTGAGGTGGAACAAACAAATCGTTTAATGAAAGCATACCATTTTCAAAACATGCAGTTGCAATAATTTCACTTTGAGACATTCCAAGAGCAACCTGAGGTAATAATTTGGAAAACCCAATTTGAGTTTGTTCTTTATACATCTTAGACAAATCTTTATAATTATAGATTGTCGTAGGTAAAATAGAAACAGTGTATTTAAGCCTCTTGGGGTTCCTATTGAATGCCGCAAGTAGACGTTCCGCATATTTCTCAAATTGTAATAACAAATCAGTCATGGTAGCTTCGTCATTTGCGATTGATTTGTCCAAAGCAGTTTGACCGTCTGTATTGAATTGTTTCTGGCTAACGCCCGCTTCATTATAAAGTGAACGTTCAACCCTCTCCAATTCATCTACAGAGGTTAAATTACTTCTGTCTGATAAGTCAGCAACATCAACATCCGCAAACGTTGTTAAGACACTAATTCCAATAGTATCACCCAACATTGCAACCGCATTATTATGCAGAGCATTTGCTTCTTGAACATCAAAGATTAAATCACCATTTTTGTCAATTGGCATTTGTTGAATAATAATCTTTAATAATTGTTGTGCCATCTTATCTCTATCTAGTTGTTTCGCATCTTCCAAATCTAAAATTGCGGGAATCACAGGTATAAACAGTGGCGCGTCACTGTTACACAGAGAAAACTTTACAACTTTAGACGGATCGAGTAAAAATCAACCACTATCATCGCCATTAAAATCTTTTGGTAATTTACCTTCTTTATAGGCGATATATGCTTTTTGAAATTCCTTTGGAAATGTTTTTAGTACACGGAGTTTATAAACATTATCAGTAAAGAAATCATCAAAAAATTTTATATTGAATTCAACCGCTGGTATACCATCAATCTCGTAACGAGAACGACAGTAATCAGGGTGTAATTCCTGTAAGAATGCGGCTGTTCCTTTATCTAAAATATATCCATAGTAACAGCCATTTTTTATAACACTTAATGCATATAAACCGAAATTTCTTTTAAGATTAGATTCTTCTAAATACTTAGTAGCTTTTATCCATCCCTCTATAACTTTTTCGTCTTTAACTTTATCATCATATCGCTGTGGCGTTACGGTCCAGTCATATCGGTATAGGTAAGCCATGTATCGACATAGTCTTGAATAGATACCGCTTGTTTCAAAGAAATAATTTGAAATACGTCTCATTTCTTTGATATCGCGTCTATTAATTGCGCGTTCAACGGTTTGTTTATCGTAAAGACGATTGGAAGATTTGTAATAATTAATTAAAGTTGCAATCTCACCATTTAAAGTATTTTTACCTACTTTAATTTTAGAAAAGTCAAGAGTGGAGGTATTTGTTGTATTAGAGTGTAATCTAAAATCTCTTTGATGCTTTTCTTTGTAAAAAGCCAAACCGCACCTCCTAATAACCGTTAATCAGATTCATTAAATAATCATAGGTTAATCGGTTTTCTTCTGTAAATGGAATAGTTATTAACCTATATCCATGTTCTAAGCAGTATCTTCGTTTTAATGTATCGTTATGCTGTTGACGGAAAAGTCCTTTTTTACCACCAAATTTACTAACTGGTACATAGTGTTGACGTCCATTATATTCAATGAGACAATCAATATTTCCATCATCATCAAAACAACAAAAATCAAAACGTAAATGTTTACCATTTTCTGCGGTTAAATCATCAAAAATATATTCTTCTTCAAAAGGGATATTTCCATAGGTTAAAAATTCATGAATTTTAATTTCACCTTGGCTTGATAACATTTAACCACCTCCTTAACATCTTACGTTCTAATATATATAAATTTTGTGAGATAGGAATTATTAAATTTTGATAAAAATACTAAAAAATTTTTTTTAGTGCATAATGGGTTTTGTATACATCATAAAATCTGATATATTGCGGCTAGAACGTTTTCTACCTTTATCTTCTTCTAACTTACAATAATATAATCCATATATCAAAGCAGAAAATTTATCGTGTTTAATTTTTTTATTTGCGGGCTTGAGCAAAATATTGGCACCTTCAGATTCTTCAATTAAATTTGCCATCTGTTCCCGCAATATATTTGTTTGAACATACGGAAGAAGATATTCCGCACGTTTTTCAGGTGTCATTTTTTTACCTTGGGCCTGAGCCATTAATTTATTTTTAGCAACACTATCATCAATTAAGAACTTAATTTTACCATGCTGTAATTGAGTTTGACAATATGAATACATTTCAGTATTTAATGGAGCAGTTGCTTTCATTATATACATTGCATTATGAATAGTATCTGGTGTTTCAAATCTTTTATATTTTTGTCGTTCATCGTCATCTTTGTATTGAACACCTCAATTATATAGTGTTTCACCTGTCTCTGGATCAATTTGATCTGTTACT